AAGTCAAGTCATGGGTTTACCAAAACAATTAACAGAAAAACAAATGAAGTTTGCAGAACTTCTTGTCTACAATGAAGGTAGAATGACAGGAACGGAAGCTGCAAGACAAGCTGGCTATGAGCCGGACAGAGCAAGAACTACAGCAGCAGAATTACGCAATCCAAATAAATATCCATTGGTAGCAAAATATATTAGTGAACTACGTGAAGAAGTGCAAAAGAAATACGAAGTTACATTTGAAAATCATATTACAGAACTTGCAAGATTGAGAGATGAATCTAAAAATAAAGGCGCATGGAGTGCAGCAATCAATGCAGAAGTAGCTAGAGGTAAAGCAGCTGGATTATATATAGATCAAAAGATTATTAAATATGGTTCATTAGATAGTTTAACTCCTGCTGAACTAGAAGCAAAGATGAAACAAATTTTAGAAGACAACAAAGGTTTGCTTGTTGAAGCTGATTTTAATGTTGTTAATGAAAATCAAATAGAAGAACACTTGCAAGAAGATAAAAGCAAACAACCGTAAGTTGTTCTATAGATACAACTAGAGATATTCGATTTTTCTAATAACTCCAATAGGATAGATATTTCTGTCGCCATAACTTATAACCTCTCCGTTTTCAATTTCATAAGATGCAAAAGTCATAACAGAATTTTCATCTTTATGAAATAGATGTCCTTCACTTACACAAGTACTACATTGCATCTCTTGGAATTCATCTTCATCCGCCCAGCCTGTATCTCCAAGTATGTCAATCCAATGAACTCTAACTCTAGGATATTTACTAATGCTCATTTACATATAGTAGAACTTTTACCCCCCATTGCAAATAAATTTTGCAAAAGGGGGTCACGTAGCCGAGTACATGAAAATCCAGCAAAATGATGAGAACGCCACGAGAACAGTAGCCAATACCAACGATTCGCCACGACGACTTTTTGTCAAAACAGCTAGAACCATTGGTATACAACAAAACGCCACGACGCCACGCCGCCACGGGATTTTTTTCTCAATTTTTTTTTACACATACCCCCCAAACCTCCACTTATAGGGGAGAGGTCAAAATATAAAAAAGCTATATAAATCAACGATCCACGCTCCGCGCACCACTTTCCCCTTGTTCTGCCCCAATGATCTGATATTAGCGGATCGCGGATAGGGGGTAATTCAGCATGGCTAAAAAGAAACAATCAATAGAAGATATCATGGATAGAATCCAAGAAGATCTAGACACTTTAAGAGATAAAGTTATAGAGCTTGAGGATAATCAATGTCAGTGTAACGAAGACGAAGACCTAGATGATGATATCGAAGACGAAGACGAAGACGAGTAAGCAAACGGTGTGGGGCCTAAAAACCCCACATTAAAAACCCATATCAGTTATTTCTTTATAAGTTCTTTTCAACAATTGTGGATATTCAGGATTAGTAGAATAGTTATACAACAGGTTAAAATAGCGATTTACGTCATTAACACGCAGTTTTGACTGTAATTCACGTTCATTTCTAAATGATTTGTAAGCATCTTTCGTATTTAATAGATTTACATAGTATTCAATAGAATGGCATTTAGACTTAAATTTAGCCACTCTAAACGGTGCGTTTGGGTTCTGGCTAGGGGTCATACCGGTATGTAAATTTTTAAACTGATATATACCCATTAAATTGTTCCCCTCTAAAGCATAACGACTACGACCATAATTAGATTCTAAAGCCGCCTGTGTAAGTAATAATTTTCTTGGTATTCTTTCTTCCTTTTTATATCTTTTATCAAGATAATCGGCGCATTTATTGACCGATTCTATGAATTCTCTGTTGTTCTTATAGCCAAAGGCGGGTTCTGAAAATACTACAAATAGAATAATAAACAACCAGATCAGTATTGTTATCAGATACAGTACATAATATTTTAAATTATTCACGTAGTCCTCCTGCAATGTAAGTTGATTTTTAGCTTATTCTGTTTCCTTTTGACAGATTTTCGCTGGCCCATAAGGGCTGTAAGTTTGTATAGTGGAAGCATTTTGCCTGTTCTTCAGGTTTTGTCAAGTCGAAAGATGAGCAAGGTTTTATATGATCTATATGCCATAAATGCCTATTTTCCCAAGTCATTCCTTCTTTAAACTTACATTCTATCCATGTTTTTAAAAAATCCATATGAGGTACACCTAAAAGTTCCATAGTGCTTTTAGATTTTGAAATACCTTTTAATGCTTGTCGTAATCTATTTCTTAATCTTTTTTTTAATACCCAATTCATATCTGTTTGAAGTCTTTTTCTTTCATACTCCATGTTTTTTTTAATTATTTTCTTTTTATTTTTATGATATGATTTATTTACAAGTTTATTAAATTTTTCTCTATTATTTTCTATCCAAATTTTTGTCATTTTTTTAACTTTTTCCAAATTATCTAAACGATATTTTTTATGATATTCTTTTCTTTTTATTGGATCTTTGAGTGGCATTATTTTTTTTGATTGTAATATTGATCTAATCTTCTTAAAAATCTGTATTTGTAATTTCTAATTTCATATCCACGAATCACAAACTCTTGATATGTATTCGTAGGATCACACATCATAATAATACATTTATCAATTTTAGTTCCATAAACATGGTCATGTGCCATTGCATAAGCTGCAACTTGTACAAAGTAATCTTCAATCCATTCTCTTTTTTTAGGTTTATTGGTTTGTTTAAAATCAATAATACTGTCGCATCCAATATGTTGAGCTATTAAATCTGTAGCTCCAGCGTATAGATCTGGATAATATAGGGTAGCTTCCATGCCATAAAATTCGTTGATTTTATTCTTTAATCCCTTGTCTATGATAGTTTGTGCCATGTTATGAGCATTACGGCCCACATCCGTTAAATCTAAATGATATTGCCCTGTTAAATAGCTTTCTATTATTCTATGCATTGCCGTGCCACGCGTTGCAGAATTATCCACGATCCGCGCTGCTTCATCCTCGCCCACTCTTAATTTCCAGGCCGCAAGTGCTTTCATTTTCTCTGGCGGCTGTGTTGCGGATAGTATTGTAGTAACCGATGGAAGTTTTGCTTCACCTAGATCATAGTGTCTATGACCGTCTACAGATGACCTTGTTGATTTAGGATATACAAATTTAGGATTGTGTTTCATTAATGTAATGTTTGATGATTAAAAGGTTTTATATCTTTAGACTGTTTCATAATTGTATCCATGGCTTCTCTAAACTCACCTTCATGTTTAAATACAGTTTTATATAATCGCATTGCCTGTGCCATCATAGTAGAAGCTACAATCTGTGGTTCATTATAACGCAATACAAGTTCAACCATTTTATCGAACAGTTCATTATAAATGAATTCAAGTTCTAAATCTTTTTTACTTCGTTTCATTACATACTTTCTTTACACCTTAAAATTTTATCAACTAATTTTTTAGAAGATAAAAGTTTTAGTTTATTTTTTAGTTTTATATTTTCTTTCTTTAAACGATAAATAATTTCGTCTAAATCATTAGGTCCACGTTTCATTTTTTATTAAGGTATAATAAATAAATTACGACGCACATTACAACAATCGCTGTAATTTCAGCGTAGACTATATTTACAATTGTTTGGCTCATTCTTTTACATACAAAGTTTTAAACACACGTTTCTTTTTGATGGGACACCAATAACCATAATATCCAGATATTTTTCTTTTCATATCACAGCTCCTGCGTCATCAATGTTTTCTAACATTTCTTCTTCTGTAAATGTTATCTCACCTTGTGATTTACAATTTTTACATTGATACACTTCGCCATAACAATCTCTACGATAACCATTACCATTACAATCATGGCAAATGATTTTATGAGTTCTATCTTGAGTGTCCATTTTTATATCCTTTAGATTTAGCTTCTTTCTTTGCTAACACTTCTATCGTTTTACTAATTGTTAAATTAGCATCCGTTAATTTTCCATCACCAAGAAACACTAAAATTTTATATATTTCCATTGGTACGGATACTGATTTATACTTTGCTGGGTCTGCCATTTTCTCTCCTTTTTGTTTATTTATTTATGCTTTCTTGCATATGTATATGGGAAACTATAGCAATAAAAACAAGTGTTGCAAGTAAATAATTTTTAGTGTAATGTGGACATCTCTTCTCACACCTTTTGTTTGCTCGTCCTAGTACAACTAGGGCGGGCATTCATTATCTTCTTCCCTGACCTTTATATTCTTTACGATCGTTACGTTTATTAGGTCTTTTTGAATGTCTTCCAGGTCTTTTTTTATTGGTATGTTTTATAAATGTACCTGAACCAGATTGAACTTTACGGGCCATTATTTAACTTCGTTTATTTCTGTCATTAAACCTAATCTTTTACTGCTTGTAATTGGTATATATTTAATAACTCCATTAACATATTGTTCTACTTCTTCTCCACACAAAGAACATCTGTAAAAATCTTTATATAAAAATAACAAAGGTGATAACAAATTACAATAAGGACACACACCATGCTCTATTCTAGCATCTAATTTTAAAGCTCTTTTAATTTTTTTTATCTTTTTTGGCATTTATTTCATAGAACATATCATCTGAATCATCTGTCTTCCAGTTTTTATTTTCTACATTCCAATACGTAGTCTGGACTTTATAGTCCGGCCAATGTGTAGAAGTAGTAAAGCTAGGCACGTTCCACAAAATACGATTGTTAGGCTGAATTGCAAAATTACCGTTATCAAGAGCCAAAACATGGCCACACTTGTGTTGATCAGGTATTTCGGAATGTTCAGTATCCACGATATTAGATTCTGGATGTGCCCAATCAATCGTAAATAAATATTCACCATGATAAAACTTTTTGTTTTTTCCTAAATATTTACAGCGTTGACCTTTTAAAAAATCAAAAACAGTAACACTAGGATAATAACTAAATGAATTCCATAGCTGAAGATCTTCGAGATCTTGATGTTCCATTTGTGCGCTATGCAAAGTACTGCCGCTTCCTCTTTGAACAAAAGCAGAGATAGGAAGTCTCCAATAGATTGCACCGTTCGTAAGTAAACAGTGAAACAGGAGTGCACGGCCGCTAATACTCCCCAAACCAAATACCACACAGTCTTCAGTTTCTCCTTTATTTTTTCGTAAGTCATATAGATATTCTCTCCTTATTTTACAGTAAATTGGCGGGATGTTAGCATTTAAATAAGACATTTAATACTATTTAATAGCACCCCAATTATCCCCAAATTCATAGTCAACTTTGTTTGGTATTTCTAATTTAATTGAGGATTCCATAATTTCTACTATTTGTTTTGCATGTTCACTATGCTCAACAGATATATCTAATTCATCATGTATTTGTATATGAGGTACAATTCCTGCTTCACTTAAAGCTATGATTGATAATTTTGTCATATCAGCTGCTGATCCTTGTATTAATCTATTTAATGCTTTGTATGTTCCAGCTCTTTTAATTCCAGGACCATATTCTTTTATTGCTTCAGCATGAGGTTTTGGAAATCCTGTTCCCCATGTCATTGGTTCCCAAAGATCAAAATGACAAAGTCTTCCGCCTAAAGTTCTTATCTTTCCAGATTCATCTGCTCTTCTTGAAACTGCTTGCATTAACTGTTTAATAAACGGAGCTTTTGTATGATACTGCGCAATTAATTTTTCTGCTGCTTCTTTCATTAAACCTAATTCAGCCATTAATTTATTTTTACCCATACCATACATCAATCCAAGATTAATTGTTTTAGCTTGAGATCTTTCAATACCAGCCATCTTTGCAACTGCTGCATGGAAATCAGCTTCACCTGATTCATATGCTTGTGCAATTTCATTAATACCATCTAATCTTTGAAGTTTAGCATAATGAATTAAAATTCTTGGTTCTTGTTGTGAATAGTCAAACACTCCCCACTTATGATTTTCTTCTGGAATAAATAAAGATCTAATCAAAGGACCAAGTTCCTTATGTCTTACTGGTATCTGTTGTAAGTTAGGATTAGACATTGAGAATCTTCCTGTAACAGTTCCACCATCATCAGATCTAATTTGATTTATATCTGCATGTATTCTTCCTTTATGAGAATGTTTTACAATCGTATCTATAAAAGTTGTGTGTGCTTTATTTATTTCTCTTGCGTAAGAAATTCCTTGTGCAATTTCATTAGGATGATTTGATAAAAAGTTTTTTGTAAAGCTTGGAGCATTTGTTTTTTCTGTTCTATCATATGGTAGCTTTAGAGCATCAAACACTTTTGCAATAGAAGCTGCTGCCCATAATTCTACAGAAACTCCAGTTAAGTCTTTGATTTTATTAAGTATTTTATTTTCTTTATCTATCAATTGTTTTTTAATTTTATCTGCTTTTTCAACATCAACTCTTACACCTTTAAATCTCATGTCAACAAGACATGGAAATAATCTTGTTTCTGTATCAAATATAGTCCAAAGATCTTGATCAGATAATTCTACTTTCATTCTATGCCAAAGTTTTAAAGTTGATTCAGCATCTCTTTCTGCATATTGACCAACAAACATAGATGGAAGTTTCCACATATCTTTTTTAGCATCAATTCCATATTCTCTTGCAGCTGCTTGTAATACTGCTTCATCTTTACCTATGCCTGCATACTCTCTAGCTAAATCATTT